GGATCACCCGCTTGTTTCGGGCGGCTCCAACAGCAACCGTCTGACGGCTTCTGACCTCAACGAGACTTCGCTTGAGGCGGCTGTCATTCAGATCGCTGGCTGGACTGACGAACGTGGGCTGCTGATCGCGGCAAAGCCCAACAAACTCATCGTGCCCCCGGCGCTGATGTTCACTGCCAAGCGTCTCCTCGACACGGAACTCCGTGTTGCGACCGCTGACAACGACATCAACGCCCTCAAGGCGATGGGTTCGATTCCGGGCGGATATACGGTCAACCACTTCCTGACGGACACGAACGCTTGGTTCTTGACGACCGACGTTCCGAACGGCATGAAGCACTTTGTCCGTACGCCGCTGCAGAACTCCATGGACGGTGACTTTGACACCGGGAATGTCCGGTATAAGAGCCGTGAGCGTTACTCGTTCGGCTGGTCGGACCCCCTTGGTATGTTTGGTTCGCCGGGTTCGTCCTGATAAATCAGTATATTACGCTGATTGGAAGGGGGGCTTCGGCCCCCTTTCTTTTTGTCTTGACGTTCTAAACTAGCCAAGTTAGTCTTTACCTGTATCAAAGTCCTAGAGGTAAAGATGGATACTTCAACGCTGCCCAAATCCCGCGCCGAGGCTAAAGCCAAAGGTGCCAAGTACTACTTCACGGGGGCGCCGTGCAAACACGGTCATGTCGCCCCGCGCAAGACCAAGGGGGCTTGTGTGGGATGCCTAAAGGCTGAATGGGAAAAGGGTAACGTTGCCCGTGCCGAATACTTCAGGCAATACAATCAATCTGAAGCAGGCAAAAAAGCCAAACAGGAGTATTACGAAAAGAACAAAGGGCTAGTCAAACTCAAAGCCCTTGCTCGCCCAAATGAAATTAGGCGTGAGTATCGTAAAAAACATAAACAAAACAATCCTGATATGTATCGGGCATTGACCCGCTCTAGACGTAGAAAACACCGTAACGCCACCCCCAAATGGCTTACTGCGGAGCAAAAACGGGCGATGCGGCAGTTGTACATCGACGCCATGACAGTGACCCGTATTACTAAAGTGCCATATGTCGTGGATCACATCATCCCGTTAAATGGCGAAAGCGTGTCCGGGCTGCACGTGCCTTGGAACCTGCGAGTTATCACGCGGGAAGAGAATTTGAGAAAGTCAAACCAACTTGTTGACACCCCCCAAGTCACGGCGTATATAGAGTCATCGGGAAAAATCCGCTTGCCAGACAGCCCCGACTGACGACATGCAGACTGGCAGGCTTGACTCGCATGTGAGGTATTTTCAATGAGTCGTACTACATTTTCTGGCCCGGTTAAGTCTGACAACGGCTTTGAGGGCTCTATCGCTGGCGATTCTGCCGTCATCACCAACCTGCTTTGCACCACGCTCACGATTGGCAGCACCAAACTGACCACGGGTTCGGTGTCGGGCACGGTATCGGTTCAGGCAGGTCGCATCCCGGTTCTCATCGGCAGCACCACGCTTTACATCGGTCTGTACGCCAGTCTCGTCCCGTAAGATTTCGTGGGGGGCGTAAGCCCCCTTCATCCATTACAGGAGACTCAGGATGGGTATGCAAACAGATGTCCTTGCTAGTAAGGTCGCCACTTCTGCTGGCGACCTGCTGGATCAAAATAGCCTCGTTATCGGCCGTTCTCGCGTAAAGGCGATCTATATCGTGCCAGATAGCGGCGCAGGCACCGTGACGTTCTATGACGGTGGGGCAAGCGGCCCGGTTAAGATTGCAGTGAACACCAAGGCAAGTTCCACTGCGCCGGACTACGTACTGTTGCCCGGTGAGGGTCTGCTTTTCCAGACCAGCATCTACATCGTCCCGTCAGCCGTTATTTCGACGATGGTGATCTATGGCTAAGACCCCTGCTTGGCAACGGAAAGAGGGGAAAAACCCTGCTGGCGGACTCAACGCAAAAGGCAGGGCTTCTTACAACCGTGCCAATCCGGGTAAGCCGGGGCTGAAGCGTCCTCAACCGGAAGGTGGGCCTCGCAAGAAGTCATTCTGTGCCCGTATGACAGGCATGAAGAAGAAACTGACGAGCGCCAAGACGGCAAACGACCCGAATAGCCGGATCAACAAATCGTTGAGGGCTTGGAACTGCTAAGCCTTTTATTAATTTGCAAATTAGGAGCGAATTGAAATGAAAGAGTCAAAGGCGATGATGCGTAAAGAAGTGTCCTTTATGAAAAAGAAGGGCGCCCCGAAGTCCATGGTTCGGCACGAAGAGGCCGAAATGAAAGGCATGAAGAACATGCGGATGGGCGGTATGGCCTACTCCAAGGGCGGTTCTGCTTCCAGCCGCGCTGACGGTATTGCCAAGAAGGGCAAGACTAAGGGCAAGATCGTCAAAATGATGATGGGCGGGAAGTGCTAATGAACTTTATGTCAAAAGGTCCGCAAGGGCCGCGTCGGTCCTCCGCACAGGCTACGGCAGCACGAAAAGAACGTGAGGCACTTGAACAGGCCCGCCAAGAAGATATGGCTGAGAAGATGCGCGAAGCGTACGAAAAGACGCAGCGACGTAGCATGTCCGGCATGAAAAAGGGCGGCTCTGTGAAGTCCTCTGCCTCCAAGCGTGCTGACGGGATTGCTAAAAAGGGTAAGACTCGCGGGAAGTTTGTTTAAGACTCCATTATGGATCGCATTCCTAAATACACGGCGGGGATGTTTAAAAAGAAGATGCCGCGTTTTGGCGCATCTGCTATCAAGAAGCCCCGTTTGCCGTTACCGCCTAAGCCGCGAGTTAAGAAGTTTACGGAAGGTGGGCGACTTCAAGACGTAAAAGATATGAAGCGTGATCCAGAATGGGAGCGCGAAGTAAAGGAAATGCTCCGCGAGCGTAAGATTGAAGAACGCGGCAGATCTCCGTACAAGGGCAATGTAAAAGCGGCAGGGCCGTACATTATTCCAGAGCCTGAAAGTTTTGACGAAATGCCGTTTAAGAAAGCCTATGGGATTAGGCGTAAAGAACTGGGCGAAGGTGGTTCTTTCTTGTGGCGGGGCAAACCATATGTGGTTAAGTCTGCCGAAGAGAAGAAGGCTAAAGGGGGTACAATAAAGTCCTCCGCAAGTCGCGGTGATGGCATCGCTAAGAAAGGTAAAACCAGAGGGAAGTTTGTCTAATGCTACCGTCCCGAGGCATGGGTGATATCAATCCCAAAAAAGTCCCCCGAGCAAAACGCCGGGGGGACGAAAAACCCGTAATTGGGACTGGGAAACCGATAAAAACCTACGCCAAGGGAGGCGAGAGCCGCGTGAACGAGGCGGGAAATTATACGAAGCCCGGTATGCGTAAGCGGCTCTTTGAGTCAATCAAGGGCCGGGCCGTACAGGGTACTGCAGCAGGGCAGTGGAGCGCAAGAAAGGCTCAGTTGCTGGCGAAGCAGTACAAGGCCAAAGGCGGCGGGTATCGTGGATGAAGGCTCCTCAACAGTCTCTTAAAGCGTGGACGCAGCAGAAGTGGAGAACGAAGAGTGGTAAACGATCTTCTGACACGGGCGAAAGGTATCTACCAGAGGCTGCGATCAAGGCTCTCAGCCCTTCTGAGTATGCCCGTACCACCGCTGCCAAAAGGAAAGGCAAGGCCCAAGGCAAGCAGTTTGTCTCGCAGCCCAAGGGTGTTAAAGAAAAAGTAAGGCCGTACAGACGTAGGGGTATGTGACATGGCTAAAAATTTTCCTGATTTGACCGGTGATGGTCGCGTAACTCGCGCTGATGTCCTTAAAGGGCGAGGCGTGTTGAAGAAAGGCGGCTGGATTAAAGAAGCCATTAAAAAGCCCGGTGCGCTACGTAGCAGCCTTGGCGTCAAGGCGGGGCAAAAGATTCCCGCCGCTAAACTTGCTAAAGCCGCAAAGGCTCCGGGCAAGATGGGTCAACGTGCCCGTCTCGCGCAAACGCTGCGTGGCCTGAAGAAGTAACATGAACAACGTATCTACCCAACAAGGTTTACAGCCGAAACCCTCTCCGGCTGTCTCTGCGCCCCAGATAGGCAACAGAATGGGTGGCGGACTAGGCGGTTTTGGCAGCATGGGTGGTTTTGGCGGTGCCTATGGTGCGCCGTTTAATGTCAGCGGCTTTGGCGGCTTTGGCGGTATGGGCGGCTTTAACCCCATGATGGGCGGTTATGGCGGCTTTGGCGGTATGGGCGGCTTTAACCCCATGATGGGCGGTTATGGCGGCTTCGGCGGTATGGGCGGCTTTAACCCCATGATGGGCGGCTTTGGCGGTATGGGCGGCTTTAACCCCATGATGGGCGGTTATGGCGGCTTCGGCGGTATGGGCGGCTTTAACCCCATGATGGGCGGCTTAGGCGGTTTCGGCGGCTTTAACCCAATGATGGGTGGCTTCGGTGGTATGGGCGGCGGTATTGCTGCACTGCTCGGCCAGTTGCGCGCTGTTCAAGGGGGAAATAGAGACCCCAACGCCCCACCTCCGGGCATGAAATTGAACCCGGACTTTAATGTCGGGCGTTCTATGCTTACAGATGTTCGCCTCGACGACAGGACTAGGCAGATGTTTATTCCTGATGAGGGAGCGAACCAGCCGTCGTCGGACCCATTTAAGTATGCGTGGGCGGGGGGAAGTCCGGGCTGGGCGGGGGAAAGTCCGGGCTGGGTGGGTAATCAGCCGCGGCTGGCGCCTGATGTGCAACCTCCCCCTAAGTGGGTGGACCCTGCGGCGGCTCCTGATGAATTTAGGAAATCATTTGATGCTTATCAAGCAGATCGTAGGGCGCGGAGGAATTCTGGAGTTGATCTTAATGACGGGTTGATTAGTGACGATGAACAAAATCGTAGGGCTGGCAAGGTAAAGAATCCGTACTACTATAACCGGTTTGCTAATGGTGCGTATGGCACTGCAGATGTCCAATTTGGCGACAATGAATACATAAATCCAGAAGAATTGAAAAATTATGAAAGCCGTTTAGAAAGGAATAAAAACACAACCGCTAGATATGAAGAATTAAAAAACACCCCAATAACCGACGCCCAAAGAAATTCGGCTATGTACACTCTTGCAGCCAATAAAGGGTATAACAGAGTAGGGGAAGGTGCTACTGATCCGAATACAGTAATGAACTTTTTAAAAGAGAAGAATATAGATTATAGTGATGACGCACTTAAATCTTATCGCTCACCTTCTGATTTCGGCCTTAATTTTGAATAGTAAACGAGCATAATATTCATGGTCGATAAAACTACAGCAACGACAGACTTCAACCTCGACCTCAATACTATTATTGAAGAGGCTTTTGAGCGTTGTGGGGCTGAATTGCGTACGGGTTATGATTTCCGTACGTCGAAGCGTAGTCTTGCCCTGCTTCTGATGGACTGGGCTAATCGTGGCGTGAACTTGTGGACGCTAGAGCAGGGCACCCACACTTTGACCTACAACGTCGGTACTTATGATTTGCCGGTGGATACGGTAGACCTGCTTGACCATGTAATCCGTACTGGGTCTGGTACCAATCAGCAGGACATCAATATCTCGCGTATTTCATCCAGCACCTACGTATCAATACCGAACAAGAATGCGACAGGCCGACCGATTCAGATTTGGATTAATCGCCGCACGGGCGCGACGGGTGCGGATAACGTAATTGTTTACCCTCAGTTTACGGTCTGGCCGAAGCCCGATAACAGCACTACTTGGATTCTTTACTACACCCGTCTGCGTCGTATGTTTGACCCCGGTACAGGCGTTAATGGTCAGGATATCCCGTTCCGCTTCCTGCCCTGCATGGTTGCTGGGCTGGCCTATATGCTGTCGCTAAAGATTCCGGGTGCAGAGGGTCGTACTCAGGTCTTGAAGGCCCAGTATGACGAGGCTTGGGATTTGGCTTCTGGCGAGGATCGTGAGAAAGCCGCAGTACGCTTTGTCCCACGTGAGAGTTTCTTGGGTGGCTACTAATGCCAAACAGGTTTGCCAGTGGCAAAAACGCTATCGCCATGTGCGACCGCTGCGGGTTTCAGTACAAACTGAAGCAGTTAAAGTCGCTCGTGATCAAGACCAAGAACGTAAATATCTTGGTATGTTCGGAGTGTTGGGAGCCGGATCAGCCTCAATTATCGCTTGGTTTGTACCCCGTGGACGACCCGCAGGCGTTGCGGAATCCGCGACCGGATACGAGTTATTTTGCGGTAGGTAATGACGGCGCAAATGGCAGTCGTCAGATACAATGGGGCTGGGCTCCCGTAGGAGGGGCTAGAGCAGACGATGCCGGGTTAACCCCAAATGATTTAGCCCCGGCAGGTGAAGTCGGGACGGTAACGGTCGTTACGACCTAGGAGATTGAGATGGCTATGAGTAAACTTGAAAAACACGCGGCTCTCCCGGCGAGCAAGGCTCACGGTCCGGGTCGGGTCAAGAACATGCGTGCTGGTGGCAAGACCAACAGCGACATGAAGAAGTACGGTCGGAATATGGCGAAGGTGATGAACCAGCGCAGCCCGGTGCGTAAGTCTTCTGGCCCGAGGTAAGCATCATGAAAGAACTGAACCCCGGCAAGATTAGGCCGAACACGGATTCGACGGGTCGTAATGGCTATCCTGAGAAGGATGTCAACAAGGGCGTTACCCACATGAAAATGAAGGGTGCTGGCGCTGCGACCAAGGGCACGAAGTTCGTGTCTCAGATCAATCTTGAGAACAACAGCAAGTACCGGTCTGGCTGGTCTCCGTGAACTACAGTCAACTCTCAACGTTGATTCAGGATTACTGCGAAAGCACAGAAACGTCTTTTGTAGCGAATATCCCTACGTTTGTGCAGTTGGCTGAAGAGCGGATTTATAACTCAGTCCAGATCCCGGCGATTCGTAAGAACGTCACCGGTACGATGACGGCGCAATTTCAGTATT